CCATTCTAAGATCTTCAAAAAACTTTACACCATAGTATTGTACGACATCAGCAGGAACAACATATTCACCTTCACTTAATTGTGCAGGTATATCATCACGAACTTCTTTAGCTAATGATCCCGGAGGTATTTCATTGCCACTGACAGGATCACGATCTAGTCCATCATCTTTCATTCCACCCTCATCAAATAGGCTCATTTGTTGTTCCATCATATTAAACCACCTTCATTAAATGTTGTAATTTTTTCAAAAACAGGATGCTCTTTTCCTCTTACAGATATTGTTCCTATTTGATTACCAAACTCAAGTTCTCCTTTAACAGTAGGTCTAAGTTTTGGTTGTGTTGGTTTTTCTGGATATTTTGTTAAGTTAACACCTTTAGAAAAGTCTGTCTCAACAGTATAATAATGCTTGCCACTTTTTTCAACTGATATAATTTTAGGTATGTTTTCATATTGTTTAGGAGCATCAACCCATTTCCAACCTTTACTTTTATCAAACAGATTTGTTCTTATTAATGTCTTACCTTTACCTTCTGAACCAACAGTATCAACATTATCATTTGAAACTTTAAAATCAGCTTTTCCTTCAGGTGTTAATTTTATAGAAGCTGAAGAAACATTTTTACCTGATACACTCTCATTAGTAGCAGGGTTTATGTAATCTCCTGCAGCATCTGGTGATTGACCTTCAGGAAATAATTTTGCAGGTTTAGGAAATACAGAGATCATTTCTTTATCTATGTTTTTTGCAGGATCACTTATACTAGGAATTGGATCAACGTCAAGTCTATTGGCTTTTTGATAAACTGTGTATGTGTCATCAAAAGGTGTTTGCTCTGATTCAGGAACATTAAGTCTTTCTCCTACATACTTTTGACTAGGTTGCCCTCTAGCAAAAAGTGTATCGGTATAAGAAGGAGATACGTCTTCCATTTCTTCTAAAAAATTAAAAAATTCCTGTGGGCTATCTAATTTTCCCACAACATCTACTCCTCTTTGTGCTATTCCAAGAGTTCTATCTACAACTTCATCATTAGCTGTTAATATTTGTTTTTTAAACAAATCATATAAAGTATCATTAATTTTTTCTAAATCACTAAAATCTGCAACTTCTCCGTAGTCTTCAAATAGTCTTCTTACATATTCAGCAGGATCTACTCCATCATAAACATCTCTTACACTCTGATTTAATTGACTATCAAAATTTGCTGCAAAACCACCATTCAAAAGATCCTTATGGATTACTACATTTTGTGCTTGCTTTTTTTTGTAAACAAATTGATAAAAAAAGTTATTTATTAAATTTGCTTCACTTTCTGGAGTCATTTCTACACCATGTATATCCCTAAAAGGATTGTCAGCATTAAATTTTTTATTTTTTCTAATAAAACTTTTAATACCATCATAAATTGTAGATACAAATTGATCGTATTTTTCAACATCAATAATACCATCTTTATCTTTACTCGCTTGTGAAAGTATATCAAAACCTGAATAACCTGCATCAAAAGATCTTAAAGATCTGTAAGGACTAGCTAAAAATCTTTTTTGCATTTTCTTTCTATCTTCAGCTAATCTTGCTTCTAATTCATTATATTGTCTGTAATAACCACTTACAAATTCAGCGTCTGTTAGATCGTCTAATTCAGGTGAAGAAGTTCTTTTTATCTTTCTAGTAAATGAAAGTCTGGATAAAAAATTATCAAGTTTAAATTTGTTAGCAAGTATCTTTTTTTGTAAATTTTTAATTTGATTTTCTTTGTCTGTAACTGTATTTTTAGGATCTAACATATTATTAATTTTAAGTTGATCATTTTCAATTGTTCTTGCAATTGCTCTTGTTACCTCATAAGAACCGGGACCTCCATATGTGCCTTCAATAAGATATTTTGAAAAACCACCAACACCCTCTATATCTTGAATAGCGTGTTGAACCTCATGTATTATAAGATCCATTAATTGATCATTAATTTTTTTAATATCTTCTTTACTACCTTCAACTGCATCTCTACGTTTTTTCCATGCATCTTGATTAACAACAATTTCTTTTTTACTAGGACTATAATGTCCTGCTGTTCTAGGAGATAAACTTTTCCAACTTATATTCATATCTTTTAATTCAGGATAAATATCAAATAAATCTTTGTGATATAAAACATTTTCTAATCTAAACTCACCTAATTTTCCTAAATTAGATATTCTATCTGTATGAAAATCTTTTATAAAAGAACTACTATCTAAAAGCACTGCCTCACTATCGTCTATTTCCGTAAAAAATTTACCTTTTGCTCCGGGATTCCAACCATGTCTTATCCAAAGATCATCTAATTTAGATAATGTTAAAAGTTTTAATCTTGTTGGAAAAGAAGGTAAGGCTTCAATAATATCTAACTTTTGTGCAATATAAAGATCAGGGTTTTCTATACTTGCTTTATTAAGATAAGGAGTTAAACCCTCTGCGTCTACAAAGTCATCCCATTCTTTAATGGCTTTATCTACACTAGATCCTAAAGGACTTGTTCCTTTACCATAATTGCCTACATCAGAAAAAGGACTTTTTTTACCTCTATAATCAATTATTTGTGAAGTAAGGTTTTCAATATCAAAACCATTTAATGATTTTCTTATTGCATCTCCTGCAACAGGTGCAAGTCCTATTGTAGCTAATGCTGCATCAAAAGCCGCTGCTCCATATCTACCACTTTTATAATTTATTACAGCATCTTCAAAACCTGCAACATCTCCTACAATAGGTGTAAAGTCTACAACATTCGTAAGTATTTCAGATGTTCTAGGACTAATACCAAATTTTTTTGTAAATAAATCATAATAAGAGTTTCTTATACTATTCTCACTAGTCTTTCTTCTTTTAATAGCTCTAAGTCTTTCTGCCTCATTAAACTGTTGCTTAAAAGATTTATCTTGTAATAAATTAATAAAAAGTCTTTTATCTTCTAAATCTGCATAAGGATTATCTATTTCAGGATTAAGAAGATCTTCTTTAATTTTATCAGAGGGTTCTAAAGAACTTATTGGACTAAATATTTTATCAAAGAAAGATCTTTCTTTTTTTACAACAGGTTCAGTATACATAGTTGTAGGAGTAGCCACTGTGGTTGGGGTTGCCACAGTTTTACTTTTGTCATCATCTCCACCACTACTCATATCTACAGATGGTGTAAACGCAGTAGTTGCAACTTTATCTTCTTTTTGTCTGGGTTCAACTAAAGGTTTACCTGCAGTGCCTATAGACTTAGTTAAACTTTGAGCTTCCTTTGCTCTGAAACTTTCAGCAGTGATTGCTTTTTGAGCCTCTTGTTTTTCTTTAGCTTGTCTTTTTACAAATGGATCAGGCATCATCCCTCTTTGAAGTTAGTTCATCCCTAAGATATTTCATTCTACGTAAGCAAGCAATAGATCCCTGTAGTTTATAGATCATAGGAACTTCTGTTGCTTGCTCTAGTGCTTTGTGTTGTTTAGCTATAGATTCATCTATGTATTCTACAAAAGAATCCCATAGCTCTTTGTCACCTGTAAGTCTTCTCAATACCATCATTATTGCATAGTTCCTTGATTACCAGTAAAACCTTCTTCTCCCGGAGTTGGCACTGAACCTGTACCTATTGTACCACCACCAGAACCTTGTGTATCTTCTACTTGTCCACCTGCAGGAGCAGGGGGTTGTCCTTGTTGTGGAGGTGGAGCAGGAGGTGGATTATCTGCTTGAAACTTCTTGAGTATCTCTGCCTGTACAGCAGCTTGGCTCATAGAGTTAGCTACCTTATCAGGATCAAGATCCATACTCTTTGCAATCTCTCTAACAATAAAGTCCATTCTGGCAAAAGGAGCAAGAGCAGGATTAGATACTGTCTGCATGAACTGCATAAGTCTCTGACTTCTAACTTCATTAGCCATCAAGCTTTCTGTACCTTGAGCTTTAACTTCAAGATCACCCTTAATCTCTGGATCAAAGTCAAACTGCATATTAAAACTAAAGAATGCCTTACCCAAAGGTCCTAACAAGTAATCGTCAAAGTTTTTGATGACATTACGAATAGAACCATTTGCTGCATTCATCAACATAGAAATACCAGATGCAGTTCTACCTACACCTGTCACACCAGTTTGACCATGAGCAAACGAAGGAAAGCCTGTACTTTCATCTGCAAGCACTCTGGCTTTGTCAAACATCTGCATATTTTCTTGTGATACATTAGGAAATTTTGTGCCAAAGATAGCTTGTCCCGGCGCACCACCCTGTCTACGAAAGACTTTTCCGGGATGCACACTAAGATCCTGTCCGGGAACTAAATTAGTTTCATCTATCTCAATCAATAGATTACCAGACAAAGCACCATTGTCTACAGACATTCTCATAAAACCATTCATCAATGTCTGTGTATCGTCCATGTTTTCTGCAATACCTACCCCAAACATAGTGTATGGGTTCATCTCGTATGGAGTAACATAGTAAGGTATATAGGCAGGAGTAAATGGGTTCATAACAAGACGCAAGATACAGCCATTACAGACCCAGATATTTACATTTACCTGATCTACATCTTTTAACTCTGGTGGTATTTCAACATCATAACCTTCTATAACATTACGATCTACAAAACCCCAAAACTCTAAAACTTCAAATCTCTGAGAATAATCATCTTCATTATCCTCATTCATAGCGTGTTCCCACCATTCCTTATTGTAATTTTCACCAATGTCTAAAGCTTTATCAACAGCATTAGCTCTAAAAAAGGGTCTTCTTTTTAAAGCACGTAGTTGTGAACGAGACATCTTGTGTCTCTCTATGACATACTCTGCTTCATCCATATTGCTTGCATCTGGATCAGGATAAAAGTTCCAGATAGAAACATTAGAAGTGTGTGGCATTGTTTTAAATATAGGATTGTACTCACCCTCATCATTCCAGTTAGCATATTCTTTATCTATTGCAAAAGGTCCTTTCATAATACCAGTGCCAAATAAAGCAGCTTCAAAGGCAGTAGACCTTAATTGTTTCTTTGCATTAGACTCTTCTAACTGATCATGGATTTTCTTTTCCATTTTCTTAGCTGCGATTATAGCAGGATGAAACTGTACAGCAGAAGGACTACCACTAGATTTAAACTCTACATCATCCTCAACTGCCTTGAGATCGTCTTTAAGAGGTCCTACACGATCATTAAATTCTGTAAGGGTCTCCCCCGGTAAAAGTTTTCTTTCCTCTGCAGGGTCTGTTTTTGTCTCTCCTAGAGCATCTTTGAGTTGTGGGTTAGTTTCAAAGCTTACAGTATCTTCTACTCCTTCAGGTAAAGTCGTAGGACTAATACCCAGTGGAAATCTGTTTGCACCAAATAAAACTTCTACAAGTTGTCCATAAGCTGCAAGAACTTTTGTTTTAGTTACTTTAACAAAAACCCTAGACCTTTCTGTAGAAGTAAACTGTACTTCAGGACCATATAACCCTCTGTAGTTTCTATAGGCTTTGATCCATCTTTCCTCATCATATCTTCTTGCTGTTTCTGCTGTGTTAAATTTACTCCTAACAAAACTTTCTATCTGACCTGCAGGTGTGTCTGTCAGTCCTTCTGTATTCATGTCTTCTATTGCAGCTGATTCTTCAGCATCCATTGCCATTTGTTTTGTATCTTCTGCCATATTCTATCCTTAATATCCAAATGTTGCATCTGATGCCTGAAACCCTGTTCTTTGTGTATCAGGGTTATAATCAAACAAATTACTTCTTGGTCTTGTCATTACACCATATCTAAGTGCATCATAGAGGTGATCTTCTGACTTTGTATCTACATCCTCTGAATTAGATTTGTCAAGAGGAATTATCGGTAGTTGCGAGATAATATTTGTGCAGTTATTAAAAAACACCAATCGTGGTGATTCTGTAAATTCATCAATTTGTAGTCTTCTGTGGATCTCGTTCTTTCCTGCAATCCTACTCCCTCTACTTCTATCTGATGGTCTCCATCTACAACCTTTCATTATCATTTGTTCTGCTAACGAAGGTCCTGTATCTCCTCTTTTGTGCCACAGTGAACTATCAAGTACACCATAACGTATAGTTCCATCTTCTTGTTCTGCTTCAAGTATTAAGTCAGCTAAGTCTGCAGCTAGTATCTTTGATACATAAAGCTCCCTGTAAACAACTAACTGTTCATCAGGAGCGACTGCAAACCATAGAACCCCTGTATAACTTCCGTAGCCATAGTCACAGGCTCTGAACTTAGTCCAACCACTAGGTATATCATAAGGCTCAACAACATGAGTGGCTCTGTTCCACTCAGGAAAAGCTGATCCTTCAGATACATCCCAATTTCCTTCCAATAGTTGTTTTCTTTGGTTCTCTGGTAATGATAGCAAGTTTGCTTCATACATTCCGTCTTCTGCTAAGTATGGATTGTCAAATAACGTAGCAGGTATAAATCTTCTTTTAAATAGTGGCTGTCCTTCTAAACTGTGACCTTTAGGCCATGTAAGCTGTTTTTGTGTTTCTATATCTGTTGCCCAGAAAGACTGTCCATGTGGAGCAGGATCTACAAACATTTTTTTTACCCAACTATGTCCGGGGCCTCCGGGGTTTGTAGTAGCTCTCTGATAAACCTCTAGTCCACTATCTCTTGTAGTACGTAAACGTGATCTCATGTAGTCAAATGGATATGGACTAGGCCACTGTGTAAGTTCGTCAAATCCAATCCAACTAAAGGCTTGACCTTGATATCTTGTTACGTCATCATCTCTATCTAAGTAGGAGAGCCATAGTGTTGCTCCTGATGGAGCTACCCAAGTCTTGTCTCTCTCCATAAACTTAATATCAGGTATTGCTTGTGGGTATAATTGTTTTGATACTGATATAAGTTCTCTTAGTTCTTCTGTTGTACGTCTGACTAACAGTCCTCTAAAGTGTGGATTGTTTAGGTAACGTACTGGGTCTGCAAGCATGGCATAGCTCTTGCCGCCACCTGCACTGCCTCCATAGAGGACTTCTCTTTCATTCGCTGATAAGAACTCTGTCTGAGGTCCGGGATTAGGCTCAAAGATAATCTTCTTTTGTGCCTGTTCAACTTCAATCGGTTCTTTAACAACTTCTGCAGGTACAACTTCAGGTTGCTCCTGCAATTTTGGTTTCAAGTTTTTCTGCTTTTTGTAACGCCTCTTTGTACCTTTCGGCAAGGTAGCGTTGAGTTGAAGCTTGTGACTTACGCTTTTGTTCAATTTTAATTCTCTTTATTAAACCTACATGAGATATTTTTCTACCTGACTGTGTTGTTAGCCAATCAGCAACTTGTCTGTAGCTATACTGCTTGATAAACTTCTTTGCTTTCTCTAGTAGTTCTAGTTCACTTGGTATAGGAAGTAGGAGATCCCTATCTTCTTCATCCTGTTTATAACCAAAAGGTATTGTTCTTCCAACTCTTACCACAGGTTTCCAGTTGTAACCTTCTTCTGTTTCTTCTGGTTTAGGTAACTTCCAGTCTTTAGTTGTTCTCATTTTCTTTCGGTGGTAATATAAACAGTGGACTTGCAGAAGTTACTTCAACTTTATCAGTTTTAGTAAAACCACCTCTATCAAGTATATCTTTTGCAGCAATCATTCTTTCTTTGTTACCTAAGTCTGTAGGATTATCTATTACTTGAGCTAAAGAATAAGCTGCCTTTGTTGCACTACTAGCAATAAACTTCTTTGTTAGATCAGCTATCTCTTCCTGTAGAGAAGATGTAATGGAGGAAGTAGAGTTATTCTCACTGTAACCTGCCAGTTTTTTAGCAGTAACAGGATTACCTTTAGCTTCCTCAAATAACACATCAAGAAACTTCTGCTGTTTTTCTGTTAGTTGTCTAGCCATTATGTATCTACCTTATCTGGTTGTTCTGTTCCCGGAATAATTTGACAAAATGGTTTTGCTTGGAATACTTGAGGATATGTGATAGCTTTGTTTGCTTTTTCAATAGCACTTTCAAAACATTTCTCTTTGTTTGGAAATAATTCATTACCTGTTATTACCATACAAGACTGTGCATTCATGTTAGCGCACAGGATCATTATTGACATCCACATTATGCTAACTCAAAGTGAGGTCC